ATACTGAGTTAGGAGTAGAACCAGCATCTGGGTCATAAGGAAAATTCACTATTCCTGCATATCTATTATTCGAAGCATCTGTTGTATCTGTTAATTTAGTGCCATTTCTTGTCACTATAAACACAGCGTCAGAATTACAATCACCTTGTATAACCCATTTTAATATAACAGTATTACCAGCAGTTGTTGGTGTCATTGTAAGAGTTACTGGGGATAATTCTGTACCGTCACCAGAGGTAGGAACGGAATAGGTTGAGATTGTCCTGGATTGAATAGTAGCAACTTTCTTTAACTTACCACCACCAGCGGCATCTTGCCACGTTGGAACAGAGCCAGTACCAGTTGATGTTAATACTTGTCCAGATGTTGAACCAGAACCAGACATATCTAATACATCAATTTCAGCATCTGTTGCCGTAATACTTAAATCAGCAAGACTACTAACAGTACCAGTACCTTTAGTGCCGACTTCTGTGTTTATATTAGTAAAGTTAGCGTCCATCTCTGTATGAGTTAGTGCCGAGCCTTTACCACTCCTTGTTACTATGGTTGCCATATATTTACTCCTATATTAAATAAGTACCAGATGAATTTTTGTAATGGGTTTCTGCATATTCTCTCGCAGTTACTTGAATTAATCCACTCTGATCTGTTTCCAAAGATAATATCATAAACTTACGTGTTCTGTCTAACAAATCGTGGTCAAGAGATATAACATCACCAACTTCTAAATCAGCGTGTTTAATAGATGTTGCGAATGAAATGGCTAAAGGTGTTTGTTTTAAACGGTTTCCAGAAGCATCTTCACTATAACGCATTGTATTTAAAGTGATTTCTGCTAATTCACCCGCTTGGGTAGCATCAGTAATACCTTTAATATCTAATATCTTTTCAACAGTCTGACCATCAAGTCCTTGTAAGTCTGTGCTTTCTTTAACGACTTGTGCTGATAGCCATTCATCAGTTGGATTAATGTACTTAACGATAATCTTATTAGCAATGTCTTTATTGCTTTTCATAGAAATATTAAGCGTGTTATTGATAATATCATCATCAGTCAATGTAGCAACTGAAGTCTGTGATTTAGTATCAATTTTTAACTTCCATTTGTTTTCTGAATGAACAATCTGACCACGACAAGTTGATAATACATCTTGAATAGTTGATTGAATATTGGCTTGTTGAATTAAAGCAATATTACAAGTCCACGAGTTAGTATTACATTTAGTTTTAACATCATAGAACGAAGCAATATCAATATCAGCATCTGGAATAGATAAGCCATTACCAATTAAATCCAATACAATCTCTGCTGGGTTAGTTGAGTAAGTTGTTGCTGTACTGATCGTTGAAGCATCATCAAGTGTTCTTATCTCTTTGCCCTCAATCTCAACCATTATATTGACTAATTGAGTGTTCTTATTCTGCTGACCATCATAGATTTGGTGAACGGCTAAATAAGCAACATCTTCTGGAATAGTAATATTATCAAGACCAAGCGTTGAACCAGTTGATTCAGAGCCAGAAGTATCAGTAACAAAATTAACAGAGTTTAGGCTTGTTGAAGTAGATGAAGCATCGTACCATTTAACTTGCGCACCATAACTTTCATACTTATTAGAGCCAAGCGAAGTTAGTTCTTCATCGCCACCATATATCTTATTAATCGTATTAATATCGTGTCCAGCAATAGCAATAATCGCCCAATAATCACGGTTATAACCTTTAGCCGCATCATCACCATTAATAGCCGCATTGGTTGTCTGATAGATAATATTACCAGCAAGTCTATGTTTGCCATAAATAATAGGTACTGGTGCTGTGTTAGTCTTTTGAGTCTGTAATTTCTGACCAGAGTGAGAATCTACACCACCTAAATCACCAATATCTGGCGCATCTGGCGTAAAGGCTGAACCAGCAACTGAAGCCGCCACTAATGTAACACCAGCAGTTAATGCCATTGCCGCTACACCAGTTGCCGCCGCAAAAGAACCAGTCAGCATATAACCAGCAATTTGTGGTGCGAATATTGCCGCCGCTAAACCAACAACTGCTTTAACCTTACTACCCATTATTCAACCTCATAATTAAACAGTCCTTATCTAATTTCTTGTGTTCTACACGCTCTAAATCTTCGTTATAAACCCAATAAGTGAATCTATTGATAGCAACACCAACTGATGTGCGTGTCAGCACTATATCGTCTTTTTTAGCATCTTTCACTACACGGCAAAAACTTCTAAAGAAACCGATATGTTCTCTTTTAGCTAAAAACCTTTTTTCATTCTTAACGTATAAATCCATATTATTAACATTAAGCGTGTAATTACCCCAGCCATTTGGCAAGGCATAACGCACGTTTAGATAGTTAATTACTACTGTGAAACAATTAGTCATTACGTGTTTTGTCTGCCCCAGTAGATTACGTCATTAATAGCATCTACAATTGATGTAAATTCATTCTGATTATAAGTCCTTGATGGGTATGCTTTAGACCAATTAGCAAACTCAGTCGTAATAGTAGCATTTAATACTGATTCAGAAGCACTAAACGTATCAATAATGCCACCAAACAAAGTCCAAGCATCTTTATCAGTAATAACATCTAAATCTAATTCTGGGTATGTATTACCAGTTAGATTGTCACCAATACCATAGGTGTAAGTATCATCAGCAATTACTTCTGATGGTGGTGTATAAGCAACTCGTGTAATTGATGCTCTATTATTACGCCATTCAGATGTTAACGCTTCATTAGATAAAGCACTATTTACATTATCAATCGTGATATTAATCGTATCAGCACTCATTGAAAAATCTTCACTCAATCTATCAAAGGTAATAGCCAAAGGTGTGTAGTCATTAGAGTTGTAATCAACAAATATGTCGTGATCAGTAAATCGCAATGTTTCTTGAAATGTACCATCTAAGTTATACATATCAAATTCAAACAAATGTAATATCGCTAATTGTCTATCATTACGAGCATTGTTAGTTATGGTTTTCATAATTTAACCTCTAATATATCAGCACGACATTGGTATAAACCATCAACACGCTTTTGATATTGAAATGAGTCTTGAGTAAATCTGGCATTAGATACGGCATCGGTTGATGCTCTCGTAACATAATCATTTTGGCTTTCTATATAGTCAGTATCCATATATGGCAAATCAACTGTAACAGATGTACCAAATTCTGGCATACCAAACTCGCCCATCATTCCAGAGTTCTTACGATAGAACGTCATTAGCGTTAAAAAGTTACTTTCACTTAATAACCAATTAAGAGTCCAAGCACGTTTCAAACCACCCTTGTTTCTGGCGTGTCTTGCTGATTGACCAATGTTTGAGAATATCGCATTGTTAAGATACTTCAAATCAGCCGAATAAGGTTGAGCAGTTGTTAATACATTCAAGAAACTATCGTCAGTTGATGCTGAACGTGTGTAACTACTTGATTGATTAAACAAGTCTTGATATTCAGTAAAGTTAAAGAATACTGAAGTTACCAATGTTATCTTGCCAGAATAAAGCATATCAGATGCGTTAATCTTAAACTGAAAGTCTTTAAATACCCAGACTGCTGAATTTAATCCCATTAACTCTGGTCGCATATCAATGCGTGATATTTGATTCAGAATATAGTCAGATTGATTCTCTAAGTAATCATTATCAACATATTGCGTAATAGATGCTTCATCGTCTAAATCAAGAATAAACGTGCTTGAATTGTTATTCTCGTAAGCCGTTCTTATTGATTCATAATCACCAAAAGTTAAGCCACGATATGAGATAGTTAATTCAATGGCTGGAATTGATGAAGTTACAATTCTCTGTTCAGCACCAGAATCAAACGGTAATGGATTGCCTTGCTTAGACCATTCAGTTATATCATAATGGTAATTATTTACAAGAAGCGATGTTGTTAAATTATTCAATGTCTAACACCTATTTTATGATGTTCTTCTTTTGCTAATAAATAAGCATTTAGAGCATCATTTTTATTAATAAATTGACCAAGATATTTACTCTCACCATTTATAACAATTTGAGCAGTATATTTATTATCTTTTTTATTCCAATAATAACCTTTTGCGTTAGTATTAAAATTATTTTCTTGATGTGTTACAAGTCTTAAATTAGAAATACAATTATCATCACGAATGCCGTTAATATGATCTATTTGTAAATCTTGTTGAATATCCCCATTGTGATAAATCCATATTAACCTATGCGCTTTATATTTTTTTGAATTTAAAGTTACAATCTTATATCCGTCTTTATCTGGAGTACCAGCAACATTACCCTTGATTTTATTAGAGCCACGATTAATACGCCAGATTAAATTACCATCTTTATATTCAAATAATTCTTTTATTAAATCTTGTGTAATCATTTTTATACTACTTGCTTGATCGTTTGTCTAACCGTGCCATTTGTTGTTAATGAACGATTAATAATATTCTCAATGGTGTGTCTATTACCAACCAGATAATTATTAAATGAAGCCGCATCAATTGCTTGTACGTTAAAGTTAATTTCAGCTTGTGTTACATTACCACCACCGCCAACAGAATATCCTTTATTCATAGCATCAATTGCTTGTGCGTTTCTTGCTGTACCAGCACGATTAACTACTGATTCGCCTACTTGTAACTTAGCCATACGTTCATCACTTCTAAAGCCACTATGGAACGATGGAACACCAATCATACCGCCAGTATGTTTAACTTCGCCACCAGTATGTTTTGTAAAGAATCCAGCAATAGTACCCAATAAACCACTACCACCACTAGCTTTGGTTATTGCTTGTGTTGCTAATGCTTGTACTCTAACTCTAACAAGGTTGGCAAGAATGGACTTAACCATATCTTTAAATGATGTTTTAACACCAGTAACCATATTAGCAAAGTAATCACCAATACCTTTAGCCGTGTCTTTACCAACATCGTTAAGAACCCCCATTTCTCTGGTTAATTCTTTATGTGCATCTTTAGATTCTTTTATCTTTTCTTTTACATCGTGATGAGCATCGCCATATTCTTGAAGATTACGAATTTGTAGATTAATCGTTTCAATTTGTTTGTTAATAGCATCAGTATGAGATCCAGTAGATATATTAAGTTCCCTATATAACCCATCTCTAAATTTCAATAATTTAGCAATCTTTTCATCAACCGTTAATTCTTTTTTAGATGTTTCAATCTTTTCTACTTGCTTATCGTGAACAATACCAAGTTTATCAAATAAAATTTCAATATCAGTAGCAAGTGTCTTAATACCAGCACCAATGAATTGAATTGATAAACTAACACCCTCAATAATTCTTTTAACAAGACTAAACCCACCAGTATCACTACCTAACGCAACAAGAGTATCACCAACATCAGTAAAGGCTTTATCCATAGTGCCAATAACTTCGTTTAAGCCTTTGTACTTTGAAGCATCCATCTGTGCTTGAGATTTAGCAGCAACCTCGCCAACTAACTTCATTTTTTCAGACCAAGATTTAGTCTTTAAATCAAGTGTAGTTATATCTTCACCAAGTCCAACATACTTCTGTTCAAGAATATCAACATCAAAACCTTGTGCTTCACCAGTCTTAGATAACATAACAAGATTATCGTGTAATGTTTCAGCATCTTCGTGTGGGAACGCATAACCAAGAGCAATAGCTTGTTTAGCTAAGTCTTTCATCTGATCTTCGGCAAGACCAGCAGTTTGGGCAGATTTTAAGAAACCAGCAACTTGTTCTGCTTGAATATCTGTGGCAAGTGACGTTTCTTTTGCCCATTCTTTTTGAGCCTTAGTAAGACCAATTGAAGCACGTTCAAATGAAGCCGCCTTTGTGACTGCTATTGCTACTGAAGCACCAACGGCAATCCAACCAGCTTTCATCTTTGCCAAAACACCGTCTGTTTCCTTGCCAGTCTTTTTAGTAGTTTTGCCTAAGTCTTTGGTCTTATTTTCAACACCTTTAATTGCTTTTTCAGCTGGTTTGCCTTTAGCTAGAATTTCAATTTCAATCTTTTCAGTTGCCATTGTCTTGTTCCTTATTCGCTTGGATTTTGTATGCTAATAGTGTACCAATTTCTGACATTGGCAAGGCGTTTATTTCTGATATGGTCTTATGAAGTTCAAA